TGAATTAAAATTTGTACCATCTGCAACTAAAATATTACCTGCAGTATTTGTACCCATAGTAATATCATCACCAGTTACAGTAAGATCTCCACCTACAGTAACATTACCTGTAGTTGTAATTGTATCTATAAATGCATCTTTCCATCTAACACCTGTTGTACCTAAATCTACATCACTGTCTGTTTGTGGGCCAAATATACCATCAGCTACATATACTTGTTCTGCATTTGCTGCATATAAATGTATTTCATTAGCTGTTTCAAAATCTATTTTAGTTTCATTATCTTCACCAATTTTAATATCTGTAGCTAATAGAGATGTAATAGTTGTTTGTGATGCACCTAAAGCAAAATCTAGTGTATTATCACCATCTTCATAACTAACTGTAATACCTGTTTCTGTATTAGAAGATACCATAGCACCAACTGTATCAGAAATTGTTTCTGCTAAAGTAGTACCAGCAAGAGTTAAAGCTCCTGATATATCTACAGCACCATTGATATCAACTGTAGTAGCTGCTATTTGTATTTCTGTATCTGCAACTAAATCTAATTGACCATCTGCTGATGAGTTAATATATATTGCAGTATCTCTAAATTGTAATTTTTCTGTAGTTGTTAATAATAAATCATCTGAGAATTGAAAGTAGTCTTCATCTTCCATCCATGTTACTACACCATCATTTGATTCACCATCAAAAGTTAAGGCAATATCTGTCCCTGCTGTAGCATCACCAATAGTGATTGCTGTGCCTAATAATTTTGTAATTGGTCCACCTTCTGCATCTGTACCATCGTGAGTGTGCCCTGAAGTTACAGCAAATGCTGCAAGAATCTGATTAAATTCTGCATTTATATCTGATGCTTCAATGACTCCACCATCAACAATAGCTGATGAACTCTGTCTTGTGTATGTTGCTCCCATTTACCTTCTTCCCCCTGGTGTAAATTCTAATTGAAATCCTTTTATTGCAAAAGGTGCATTAGTGCTTGTGTCTGTTATTTTTAATGCTACTGCAAATCCTGATCCTTCTACTGATTCTCTTGTAATAGGTAAATCACCTTGACCATATGCTGCTGTACCAAATAATCCTGTTCCAAAATAAGCTCCACTACCAGAAGATGCTAAACTAATAACAGTTGGTTGAGGAGTATTTATATCGTCATAATTATATCTTACAAATAAACTAGAACTTACGATACCTTCAGGTTCCCAGTTTATATTTATTCTATCCATTGATTTCCTAATTCCAGCGTCTCCCATTGTCATATCAGGAGATCTATATGTTGCATCAATAGCACTTGTTGAAGATGCTGTTGTAAATACATTACCCGATTCTTGTAAGTAAATGTAACCATCATAACCACCGTGTACAATAGTTTCTATATTGCTAACATAATCAGAATCACATGATGAAATCTTTAAACCTTTTATATCTGCATATTCAAATCCTAACTGTCCTGAATTAGGATTAGTTTTAATAACAGCTAATAATCCTCTTTGACTAGATTCTATACCTGCATCTTTAGGATAAAATAATCTATATTGAGATTTATTTCTAACAACTGTTGCTGTAACATTATCATATGTAATCTCATTAATTCTTTCTTGTACTTGTTTTGAAATAGTACCAAGTTCAACGTCACCAATTCTTTCTGTACCTGCAACTGTTCTTAAACCATCAGCTG